ACAAACTCCAAGTTTTTAACTCCTGTCATAGAGAAAACACCCTTTAAGGTAGATAATAAAGTTGTTTGGTCTACTTCATCCCAATATTCCGCAACTTGTTGAGCAGCTTGATCTAAAAAATCAACTCCACCAGTTATATCGTAACTAAAATCACTCTCAACCCATGCATCAGCTCTACCAACAACGATACGTCCTTGTGTATAAGTTTTGGTTTTATTCGCTGTAATATCTGTAGAGCCATCATAATTCTTTGTACTTCCTGTTAACTTTGCAAAGATAGGAATAACTGCGTAATTACCTCCTACTTGGTCTTTAAATGTTCCAGCCATATCTTGTCTAATCTTTATCGCCTTAGACTTAATTAATTCATTTCTGTTTAAGTTAGGTGTTTTTTCTACATATGCAGCAAATACTTGTCCATTAAAATTCTTACCATCAAAAATACTCATATTAATCCTTCTTTCTTATTATATTAATGTTTTTATATCTACATCTGGATGTGTATTAACATAAGCCATAGCTTCAGTTAATGACATTTTTTCTTTACTACCATTACCCTTACTTGGTAGTGGAGGATCAGTTAAAATCTCTTTTTCTTTTACTTTAGCAACTGCATCAGTAATTATTTTTTCTATGTTACTGATAGCTTTTTCTATCTCGCTATCTTCAGCATCAATAGGAAGATAATTAACTAATTCGCCATTCAATCCTTTATCTATCAATAGTTTGCTATACCTATTAATAGCTTTTTCTTTTGCATTTTCCTTTTTCATCTTATCAACTTCTGCTAATGCTTCATTGAGTTTTATTTGTTCCTCAGTTAGGCCTTCCGCTTTTTTCTTTTCATCTTCAATTATTTTAGGTAGTTTATTCTCAGTAAAGTTCTTTTCAAAAGCTGAAACTCCCTTACCAATTCCACTATCTAAAGTTGATTGATAATATCCTTTAATTTCTTTATTGTTAGCTAACATATTTTTAAAGTTCTCTAATGTAATGCTATTAACATCAAAGTCCTTAGCTAAAGACTTTATTTCTTCATGTTCTTTCAGTATGTCAATTACTTCTGCTTCATCTTCCATACTCTCTACAAGCTTAAGTAAATCTATTTTTTTCATGTTAAACCTCTCTCCTTTTGCCCCTTAAAGTTCAAGCCCTTAAAGTGCATATTTTTGCATAATAAAAAGCCTTAGTTTCCTAAGACTTGCCATTCATTATTTTTAAAAATTGTTCTTTACTTGCTAAGACATAAAGCCAAAACATAAACATAGTCATTAGTACATTAAGTATAGGTGTGAAGCCTATTATAATAAATCTGATCCATACAAACCATTTCTTTTCGCTTGTATTATGAGGTTTAATTTCCTCTTTGTTTGCATAACACCTTACACGTTTTAAGATATATGTTAAATAAAATAATCCTATTGTTATTAAATATATTTTTAACACAATTATCCTCCTTAATTTTAAGCAAAATAAAAGCACCTACTCTTTATATCTAAGTAAGTGCCTAATTATGCGAATGGTGAATTTGCTTTATCTTTCAATATTTCATTTGTTATTTTAATATATTCTTTATGAGAATCTTTTACATTTTGCGGCGCATCTTCTTTTATTGTGGCTTCTAAATAATCACGGGCATTTTCCATAACAATGTATGGTTCAAATATCTTTATTAATTTACGTGTTGTTTCATATCTTTTATCCATAATCATCATGGCTTTTCAACTCCTTTTATATAATCTTCTATAAATTGAACTAATTCTGTTTTGCTACTATCTTTAACACTGAAATATTCTGCAATAATTTCATTAACTCTATCAACTCCAGTATAACTATCTGCTGCATATCCACTTAATTGGTTTTCAATAAACCTATTAGGGATTGAAGAGTTACTTAAGATATAATTCTCAATTCCACTATCAAACATTTCTTTAGCATTATTATAACTTATTTTTTTTTGATTTGCAATTAATTCCACTAAATCATAATGATATTTATGTCCTAGTTCATGCACTAGTGGCGAATTTGAATCTACACTTGCAAAATAACCTTCTTTATTTTTAAGATATTTTAATATCTTAACATCTGTATCATACTTACTATTCATAAATATTGTATTAACTTCTCGCTGATAACCTCCAATAGCATTTTGTGGCAAACCATTTTTCTCAAAATTTATAATTGACACTCTTGGCATTTCAAACCAGTCAGGTAATTCACTTTCAATATTTTTAAGTTTCTTTTCATATAACCTTACTGCTTTATTTTTCTTTGTTGCATCAATATCAGTCCACATATTAAAGTTACTATTGGATACTCTTTTTTCATTTATTGATAAGTTTCCCAGTTTAAATTCTCTTCCTTCTCCAAATTCCGGAACAAATCTATTGGCCATATAATCAGTTTTATCTAAAACACTCTGATCATCTTCTATAGTATAAAAGCACCTACAAAGAGGATGCCTTGGTACATCTATCTTTTTATCCAAATTAAAAACCTTGTCATGATATT